TATAAAATGAAGTTTATATTAACAGTTCGGGATCGCAATCCGAAAGCCAAAAGAGGTATCAATGAAATCAATCAACAGTATTTTTTATGATGGGACAAGGGCGAAATGCCTATGCCTCTTATTGCTTATCGCCTGTTGGGTTGCTCCCAGCTCCCATCACAAAGGATATTGATATGCACTACTATAAATTCAACATATCTGACTATCGAAAAGATACCGTACACCTAACTCCGATTGAGCATTATATTTACCGCAGTTTAATAGACTGGTACTACTTAGACGAGTTACCAATACCAAAAGAAACCCAGTCGGTTATGCGTCGGTTATGTTTGGGTATTGAGTCGGTTTCGTTATTACAGAATGTGTTAAATGATTTCTTTATATTGTCGGAAATTGGTTACATTCATAAACGAATAAATGTAGAAATTGACGAATATCACGGTGTTATTAAGAAAAATACTGTCAATGGTAGTAAAGGTGGTAGGCCTGTAAAGCCAATACCCAAGCGGAAGAAAACCCAGTCGGTTAATTCTGATAACCCAAGTGTAAGCCAAAATAACCCTAACTATAAACTACTAACTATAAACCAAGAACTATTAACTAATAATAAAATACATACGCATCTAGCGATGCTTCTCGATGTTGGAGTTGAAAATCAAATAGCAAAAGATTGGCTGTCGGTAAGAAAGTCTAAGAGACTTCCTTTAACACAAACTGCGTTTAACGCAATATCTAAAAAGATTACTGGCGCAGGACTAACTATAAACGAAGGTATAAAGATTTGCGTTGAGAATGGTTGGGCTGGGTTTAGTGCTGAATGGCTTACTGGAACACCAGAGTTAACGACTGATAAACCATTTGTTCATTGGTGGGCTACCGAAGAAGCAACACATCAAAGATGTAGACAAGAAGGTGTAGAAATTATTTCCGATTTAAAACAACTAAGGACAAATTTAAATGAACACATACAAACCAAAAAACACAATCAGAAGCTCAACGGTTGAATCCACAAGAGAGTTCTTTAATTGCACGGCTGGGCAATGTCATTCACCAGCAATGTTTAGAGTGTTTAACAACAATTATTGTCGAGAACATTATGACAATCACCATCACGGCATCGCATTAAGGTGGAACGCTGATAACGGCTTGGACACAGTAGAAAAGAGAAAGAATTTTGTATCTAAAAACATACGAACAACGATTTCAAAACTGAAGGGAGCATAAAATGACTATATTGACATTTCCACGAGCAAGGAATACAGATCCAGTAACAAGTTTGGCAGCAGCAGATCAAGCCGACAGACTGTCTGCACATCATTATGAGTTAATTCTTCAAGCATTAAAATTTGGTGGAAGCATGGGCTGTTCGTCAATAGCGTCTGTCTGCGGACTGCATAAATCTCAAGTGGCTAGACGCTTGAGTGAGTTGGAATCAAGAGGAAGAATTAAATTAACTGGCTACGTTGTTAAATCAGACGCTAATCGATTCCAGAGAGAATGGAGGCTTGTATAATCGATAGTAATGGGGTTTAAAGGTATCAAATTTAGATTGAAATGATTAATTGATAGTAGGACATAGGTTAGATAGATTAATTGCTAGAATGGGCGATATTTAATAGGAGAAATTAAGAATGTCTGATTACAGAATTAAGATAACTATTCAAAATGCAAATATTTTACGAGCAATGAATAAAAAAGGAGTAAAAAGCGTAGCAGAATTGTGCAGACTTACGAATACAACGCAAGGAACAATCGGAGATATGTTGAATTTAAAAAAATCTCCAGTTTTGTTAAATGGGAATTGGAACTCAAGCGTACTAAAGATATGTGAATTTTTAAATGTTATGCCATCTGTTTTATTTTCAGATGAACAAAGGCTTCCGCTTGAAAAGAATACTGGTTATATGGAAGTGAGTTTTGAGGACATTTCACAATTAATTAGTGATAAAGCCACTAATCCAATTATTTTACAGAACAAAAAAGATAAAGTTAAAGCAGTAGAAGATGCGTTATCTACTTTAACTGAACGAGAACAAAAGATACTTAATCTTAAATTTGGAATAGATGGAGCAGAGCATACGCTTGAGGAAATTGGTGAATTGTTTGGTATTTCAAAAGAGAGAGTTCGTCAAATTGAAAATAAATCGTTAAGAAAATTACGACATCCAAAAGTAGCCAATAAATTATGGGAATGTATACATTAAAGAACAAAAACAGTTGCAATTAGCTATAATTAATATAGAATTATGGAATGAACATAATACGAAAACTTAGAGCAACATTTGAGACTTGTCCAACGCTACGCATTATGGACTTACAGGAAAAGCTGGCAGATGAGCCACCATCAAGCATCTCGATGGGATTATGTTATTTGTATAAACAAAGATACTGCACAAGGGTAAAAGTAAAGTCTACTAGAAAGTATGGTAGAAAGATGGTATATGAATATACTTACTCTAATGTCAAACTACCGAAGGGAAAGGGTAATGATTGGCTTAATAAAAGAGGCTAACGATGGCACAGAAACCACATACACCGACAGATGACTTTAGAAAACAGGTTGAAACAGCGTCAGGATTAGGATTGCCGCACGATCAGATATGCTGTCTGATTGGGATTAGCGATGAGACTCTACGAAAGTATTACGATACTGAACTAGGAATAGGAAAAGCTAGGGCTTCAGCACAGATAGCAAAGAGTCTATTTAATCGAGCTATTAAAGACAATGACACAACGGCTATGATTTGGTGGACAAAGGCTCAAATGAGATGGAGAGAGACTCAGAAGCATGAAGTAACTGGTGAAGACGGTGGAGCAGTAGAACATACATTCAGGTGGCTAGATAAATAAAGTGGATCATATTATTGAGTATTGTCCTCGTCCACAGTTCTTAAAGTTCCACAACAGAACTAAACGCTGGGCTTGTTTAGTTGCTCACAGAAGGGCAGGAAAGACAGTTGCAGCCGTAAATGATTTAATCAAAGCAGCACTCACTTGTAAATCAAAGTTTGCTCAATTCGCATATATCGCTCCATATCGTAGCCAGGCTAAATCAGTCGCATGGGAATACTTCAAGTTCTTTGCTGGCACATCTGCTAGAGCAATCAATGAGTCAGAGTTGATGATTGACTTTGTTAATGGCTCAAAGATAAGACTATTTGGGGCTGACAATGCAGATGCTATGCGTGGCTTAGGCTTTGACGGTGTATTTCTTGACGAATATGCAGATTTCAAAAGTAGCGTCTGGGGATCAATTCTGCGTCCAGCACTCAGTGACAAGCAAGGCTGGTGCGTCTTTAGCGGTACTCCGAAGGGTAAAAACGGATTCTGGGAGATAAAGCAGACAGCCCTTAGAATACCAGAGGAATGGTTCTTCATGGAGCTGAAGGCTTCAGACAGTCATATCCTACCCAAAGGAGAATTGGCAGCAGCTAAGGCTCAATTATTGCCAGATCAGTACGAGCAGGAGATGGAGTGTAGTTTTGAAGCTGCTATTCTAGGAGCGTTCTACGGTGCTGAAATGAAGGAAGCTAATATCGGGCCAGTTCCTTATGACAACAATCTGCCTGTTCACACTGCATTCGATCTTGGTTATAGAGATGATACGGCTTGCTGGTTTTATCAGGTAATCGCAAAAGAAATACATTTAATAGACTTTTTTGCAGTTTCAGGTGAGAATATTGACAATATATGTAAAAAAGTGTTGGAAAAGTCTTATAGATATGGTAAACATTATCTACCACACGATGCAAGAGCAAAAACTTTAGCGGCAGCAGGAAAGTCTATAATCGAGCAGATGGCTGTACATTTGGGCATAAATAGCATGGAAATAGTGCCAGATTTATCAGTACAAGACGGTATTCAAGCTGTTAGAAAGATGCTACCTAACTGCTGGTTCGATAAAGAAAAGTGCGAAGAAGGAATAGAAGCTCTCAGACAGTACCAGCGAGAATATGACGAAGATAAGAAATCATACAGACAGACACCAAGACATGATTGGTGTTCTCATCCAGCAGACGCTTTCCGAATGTTAGCAGTCGCATGGAAGATAGAGCCTAAAGCAAAAGCACCAGATAGAGAAGTAGCATTAATCGTTGGAGATCAAAATACAGCAACACTAGAAGATGTCTGGGCAGATCATAACAAATTCAAAAGGAGTCGAATATGAGTGGCATAGCAAATCCCTATCGGTATCAATACGAAACAGTAGCAGTCAGTCAAACAGCACAGGTTCTGGGTGGAACAGGCGCAATCGGTGACTATGTTCATAGACTAATCATTAATACAATCACCGTAGCAACTGCTGGAGTCACACTAATAGACGGTTCTACATCAATTGTTATACAGACAGCCGCAAGTGCAGTCATTGGTGTACAGTCAATAGAGATTAATACAGCGTCATTAACTGGTGCATGGAAAGTTACAACGGGAGCAGGAGCAACAGTAGTAGCAGTTGGAATATTCTCAGCATAATGCCTACACCTAAGCAATACGCAGATGCTTTAAGTGCAACACCTAGAAACTCATGGAAGTATCTAGCTGATGCAATGCAACCTATATCTGAGTTTGCTGATACATTTAAGGTTAAGCAAGATGTTCCATTAGTCGGTGGAATGAGTGCTGCCGACTTTACATTTCTGAAAGGAGCATTTG